CGCCATATTAGATAGTATAGGTGGTTGTGGTAAAGAAAGTATACTTTTTGTAACAGAGGATAGTGTGATGGTAGAAGACAATACAGATACCCTTACGGGATGCAAGTGCGATAGTTGTATTGAGTGTGGGTGTGATCCTGAAGTATGCAAGTGTGGATGCCATAAAAGTCCATTTGACAAAACAGAAATATTTAAAAATAAAGGAGAACGATAATGCCTTATGGAAAAGGAACATATGGAAGTAAAGTTGGAAGACCCCCAAAAAAGAAACCTGCTAAAATGATGCATGGCGGTTCTATGAAAAAGAATAATAAAAAGAAAAAATAAATTAAATGCTAGATATTACTCAAGAAGCTAAAGACTATCTTCGCGTTATTACAAAGGAACACAATAAAGAATATATAGCCTTTGGGGTTAAGGGTGGAGGGTGTTCAGGGTTTTCCTATATATGGGATTTCTCTGAAGGCCCTCTTAAAGAAGATGAACTAATAGATTTAGGAGATGGTATATCTCTTGTAGTTGATGGCATGAGTGTTATGTATACGTTAGGAAGTAAAATAGATTACGTTAAAGAGTTAGGCGGTACATATTTAAAAGTATTAAACCCTATGGCAGACAGTCAATGTGGTTGTGGAGAATCTTTTTCAGTTAGGATGTAATTAATGTCTTTGTATAAAAATATAAATAAAAGAAAGAAACAGGGAATATCTCGTAGTAAAGCAAAAAGTACAATAAGCCCTAAAGCATATGCAAATATGAAAAAAGGGTTTCCAAAAAAGAAAAAAAAATAAAGGTGTAAACGTGAGAAGAATGACAGATGAGGGTCTTGACCTTATTAAATTATATGAAGGGTATTCCTCTTCCCCCTATCTCTGTCCAGCACAACATTGGACTATCGGGTATGGGGCCATCTGGGGAATGGATAATAAAAGAGTTACTGAAGACCACCCTGATATAAACGAAGATCAGGCAGACTATTTGTTAAGAAGAGATGTTAAGAAGTCTGAGATGGCAGTTCTCAGACATATACGAGTTCCACTAGAAGATGGACAGTTCAATTCTCTTTGTTCATTCGTATTTAATCTAGGCAGTGGTGCGCTACAGAGCAGTACACTAAGGCGTAAGATTAACAGAGGAGACTACATTGGTGCAGCTGACGAATTTCCAAGATGGATATGGGCTGGAGGTAGACGCTTAAAAGGATTAATAAAAAGAAGAGAGCATGAACGTGCAATGTTTCTTGAATGAGGATATGAAATGGAAGATGGATGGTCAGTAATTACACAAGGGTGGCCCATTGCATTAGGGTTTATAACGCTTGTAATTGTCTTGGCAAAAATGCATGGTGAAATAGATACGTTAAAAGAAAAGGTTAAAGTCTTATTTGAATTATGGAACAGTAAGGGAAAATGAAAGAACTATCAGACATAAATACAATGTCAATAGAACTAGTAGAGTTGATTACTCCAATGCTAGTTATAATGTTGGCATTGATACTTACATTAATGGTACGCGATTTTGCCACTAACTTTATAAACGGAATTAAATTTAGGATGCACTCTAGTTTTCAAGAGGGAGACAAGTGCATACTCGATGGAGACAAAGCCATCATACTAAAGATAGGTTTCTACGAAACTGTATTGCAGATAGACAATGGCAGGGGCGTAGTGTGGCGGTTCCTGCCCAATGAAAGAATAAAGTTTCACAAACTAGAAAAGGTAATTAAAGATTTACCATCGAAAACTACTTAGGTTCTTTTTTGTAGTCTTCTAACACCACCGTTTGGTAATATCCATCAGGATTATATCCCCTAATTTCTTCTATTAATACTTTGTCCTCTGGTTTTGCACAGTCTTTCGCATATCTCTTTACTATGCGTAAACTAAAACTAGAAGTTGTTATTCTATTTCCATTAGGTTTTGTTATTGTTACTTTAAATTCCATGTTTACCCCCCAAAAAACGTGATTGTTTAAAAATCAACCTCATAGGATAAGGCAGAAGGGGCTGCAAAGACACCCTCTGGTAGGTGTAGTCTAGAATTTACCTACCTACTCTGTAGCCCCCTTTAAAACGCCATATACGCGATTTGGCCTATTTTAACCCTTAACTTAGGTGTAATCTAAAGAGATTTGATAGTAACGTAAGTTGTTCCGTTGTGTTTGTCAGTCATTAGTCTCTTGTAAAGAGAATGTCGTATCTGTTATTTCACCTGTTGTTCCAGCGTCCACCATACATAGCTGAGTTATGTTTGATGGCAATATAACATTAGCAGACCACGTACCTGTGTCTTTATTCAAATGTATTATAGTTACGTGACCTTTATTAGATACTCCTCTAAATATTATTCTTTCTTTGTGAAGACCTTCAATAACTCCCGCAGCTGTTGGAAGCGGTTTACACCCCATTTGGGGTGACGGTTGAGCCGTGGAAAGTCCAATAAAAGATAACAATATAGCACCTGTTATTCCTCCTAATATTAATTTATTTTTCATGTCAATATCCTATACGGTAAAAGTTTTTCTAAGATGTTTTTCTAAATAGTCTAACGCTCTTTTTAGTACATTTGGATCATCATCAAAACCACCCAAGGCACGATTGCATTTGTGGCACAACCATCCCCTGAATGTTTCTGTGTCATGGCAATGATCCAGTACCCAAGGGCCATTCCTTGTGTTACCTTTGCCCTTTACTTTCTCTGCATCCCCACCACAGATGGGGCAACTGTATCCCTCTTCTGGCATACCGTGTTCTTCTCGTAACTTTTCCCTTACTTTCTGTAATTCATAGTTACAAGCCTTGCATTCAGGGCGTAAAAAATTAGCCCCTGAACTTGGCGAAAATGCAGAAAGGGGTAGATATGTATCACACTTACAGCATACCTTCCCCTCACCTGCACCTAGATCCTCATGTTCTAATGCAGGAAATAGATTTAATTGCATAACTATTATTCTTTCTCTTCTTGTGGGCCTGTTCGTGCCTCAACATAAGATCCACACTTTGGGCAACTAAGATTAGCTACTATGCCATTACCTTCTAATCCATAGTCTTCAAAGTCGTGATCCCCTCCCCATATTAATTGTTGATCAGGGCCACAAAACCAACAGTTCATATCATGCAACCTTATTTAAATTAATAAAGTATTGCCTATTATAACCTCGCTCCCACTCTTTATATTCAAGAGACTTGGGTTTGTACGGATTATAACTATTCACCCTAAAACCTTCCCTTCCTTCAAAAAAGGCTTTATCATTAAGGTGCTTACGTCTTTTCTTGTTCGTAAATCTATACCTATTAAACACTGCATACTCCTCCTGTACCGCTTATTTCACATATATCGTGAGTCTCTACGTGTTCATCAAACTCTTCTCCAAGTTTGTCTACTGCCTCAGAGTAAGGAACAGAAGTAAGTGGCTGACCTCCCCTAGAGCCATCAGGGTATACTGTAAACCCTCGTAGCCTATGGGCATACTTAGCCAGTGTATCTGCAAAGTCATCTATCAGGTCAGGGTTATTTAATTTAGTACCCCAAGCAGGTAGATTAATTGTTGAACTGATGGACATATCTACGTAATCCTGTACGTCTGCCTGAAATCGCATACGTCGTTTGTAATCTTCTGCTAAATCTAATGCAGACTCTATGCTCTCAGGGTCTACGCCATATGTGTCTATTAACTCTTGTGCAGATGAATCAACTACATACTGATACTTCCACCTGTGTCCACCTGTAAGATATCTTCTTTTGTATGCAACAGCAAAGATAGGTTCTATGCCAGAAGAACTGCCAGCAAGAATAGAAATACTACCAGTGGGAGCAATCGCTCTATTCGCAACTGGCCTAGATATTGAAAGCTCGTCTGCAAATCTTTTAGAAACGTCATCACTAACTCCTTTATACACTGCCAACCAACGATGTAAATCATCGGTAACTTCATACTTTTCTCCTCTTTTAATTAACCATTCATGTAATCCCATTATGCCTAAACCCAATCGTCTATTTTTTTCTCTAATCTCATAGACTTTTTGGTAAGGTAACTCAGCCCTCAATGTTCCACATATTAAGAACTTTGTAGCTAGATTAACAATGTTTGCTAATTCAGATATATCCTCAATTCTACCAAAGTTAATAGAGCCAAGATTGCAAACATCACTGTCATCACCACTACATACCTCAGTACAAGCGTTGCGAAGTGTCTCATTCTCATTCTCCATAAAGTTAAAGCTAAACCCAGGCTCCCCTGTACGCATAGCTTGGGCCACGTTTTCCTTAAACGTATCTCCGTACCCTTCGCCATTCCAATAGTTTAGCAACCACTCTGTATCGTAGTTAATTGATATGTTCGTCATATCTAACGGTGCAGGAAAATTAAAGTCCTGCTCTTTTATTTGCTTCAAAGTAAAACCAGTATCGCCCACTGGCATCGTATCCCAATCTTTTGCATGTAGGAATGTAGATACGTCTTTGTGTTTCCAATTAAGAGATGCATATATAGCAGACCTGCGACTACCCCCTTGCATCACCTTCTGTCCTATAGAGTTTATCATTTGCATTTTAGGGATAGGGCCAGATGCTAGACCGCCAGACCCACCAAGAACTTTACCTGCTTCTCTATACACCGAATAGTCTACGCCTATCCCACCGCCTGTCATCAGACAAGACTCAGATTTCCAGCTTAAATTAGCCCAATCTTCTCTCGTATCTTCTTCTGCCTTTAACAAAAAACAGTTGTTGTAAAACCTTTTCTTACGTCCTGCATAGTAAAGATACCTACCCCCAGGAATAAACTTTAATTCGTCTACGTATCTGGTAAGTTCATCCTGTTCTTCAATAGTCATAAGGTTCCGTTCACCTGTTCGCAAAGAACCACATACATCTTTTACAAGTGTTGATGCTAAGTCCGACCATGTTTCACATCCATCATGGGCATACTTATACTTAAATATATCTTCCGAAAATTTATTTCTAAATTGAGGATTATTATTAGACTTAAACGATGACACTCTACTTCTTCCCTTCGTTCTCTTCTATTACACAGATTAACCTATTCAAGTACCATTGCGCTTTTTTTAAATCCTCTAAAGGTTTGCCTTTGTAATCAAATCGCCATAGATATTTAAGTATATTACCTTGTAGATAGTATTTAAAATTTGGCATAGTTGCAGCTTCTATTGCATCAATACATTCTATACCGCTTTGATTGTAATGGGGTGGATGGTTTATCATGTCTTTCATAATGTACCTTTGTTCTAGTGTTTCGTTACGGGCTTAACGGGGAAAGGTATTATTACATCTTCCATATCTTTTCCCCCTCTCATTTTTTCCATGTCTTCAAACTGATCATAATATATTTCAAGCAGGGCATCAAGAGCAGGTGGCTCTAAGGATGATACAGCGCACATTGCTTTCATTATATCTGTAACAGTATCTAAAGCAGTATCAGATACTTCAGG